AGTGTATGTTACTGTATTAGAATTAGGGATAGCATGACTTGGAATTTCTATATCCATTGCAGGAACAAAACTAGGTAAAATACTATCTACAATCTGTATAACGCCCCTAGCACTGGCTTCACTGTTAACAAAGACTGGTAGATCATATGTCCCGTCATTGATTTCCAAACTGTAAAAGCATTGTTGGATATCAATCATCTCTAAATCACTAGAATTAGTAACTAATTCAGCTATTCCAGTCAATGGTAAGGTAGCGGTTAATGCTTTGCGAAACAAGATTTCCTTACCTGTGTAATTAATCAATCTAAAAGTAATATCAAAACTACTAATATCTATGAATTTTTGTTCTTGGTTTAGAAACTGGAATTGAATAATGTTATCCACACCCTTGTTTAATGTTAAATTCTTAGCGTACACTATCTGGTACCTCCTGGTAGAATTACCACTGTACAAAACAACAACTTGTCTTGGCTTAAACTTATAAACATTTGTTGAATACACAATATGGCTCCTTTATACTATTTATAAAAATATATTGGGTAAAGATAATTGATAAATATTCCGTAACAATAATAATGATACATAACGAATTTTTCAAAAAACTAACAGAAAATCATCCTTTTATTACGGTATGTTCCTACGCTGGTCAAGACTACGTAGGTATAGTACAGAATAGAGATGATATAGTCACTACAATATATGACTATGGATCTATCATTCATCAAGATTTAAGAGAAAAATTCTTAGAACTTGGCGATATCTGGTGGTGGGAAAGTAATAGACTGGTACCTATTAATATGTTTCTTAAGGACGACTGGGTCGCTTTCAAACCATATATACGTACATTTAACAATAAAAGTCTTACTATCCTACATGGGCCCATATGTAGTATGCTGGAACTCAGCAAGCGTAAAAGTAAACGGAAATCAATTACATTGGTTAAGCGTATGCTCTGATTCAAGTAAATTCATATGTACAACTACCAAATGTGCATATGCTAAACTATGACTCTTTTTAAAGTGATATCCATCAGTGCCTTTATCCCAAACAGTTTGATTAACTGTCTTCCAATCTAATCCAATTAAGTGTTTCTTGGCAGGTCGAATGATAGCAAGAAACATAGCAAGTCTAGGTATACTGTTAATTGGCTCAGGCATCTTTTGCATACTGTTATAGTGATTGCTTAAGTGAATTAACTTCTCTACAAATACCCTATCATTCAATCTTTCCCATTTAGGCTCACTCATTAGTTCAGTTAGATGAGCCTCATCACGTACTTTGTCATATACATGAACATTCAACAAGTCTAATTTAATATAACCTCTGTTTTCAGCATCATTATAATCTATGTTTGCCATATTATTAATAGCATCATATGGAATATCAGTAACATAGATACCAGTAGCATGTTTACGTATTGGCTTGGCGTTACGCATTGCCGCAGGGATATGGTTGATATGTTCTAATATCTTATCTCTGTTGCCAAAGTCAATGTCAATGTCTGAGTTAAATTTCATTATATTTAGGGATGCAATTAGCTAGTGCTGATAAAAGAGTTTGAATCGGGAACACACTTTGTAACTTATCTGTACTTAATACACAATTGCTACGCGGAGCAACCACTGCTTGTTTAAATTCTTCTTTAGTAAACCACTCTTTATTGAAACCTAGTCTATCCGATAGATACTTAGTAGTAGTTGATCCTGGATTGCACACATTGTACAATCCTTTAGGTATTGTCTTATGATTGTTTGCAAACTCTACAGCAACTTTAGCCACATCAGGAACATAACTCAAACTATTTTCATAGTTAATCAATTTTTCATAACGTGCTAATTTACTGAATAGATTCTTAGGGTCATGGTCATCACTAAAAGGCATACGAATACGCAACAGATAACTCTTATTCATATAGGGTTCTAATAGTTTTTGTTCTAATGCTTTACTTCCACTATAGAAACTACCATTGTTAAAATTAAAATTAGGTTCATCAGTTTCACTATAATGTTTTTCATATCCTGTATATACGCAACCACTAGAGATATGTACAATAGGACATTTCTCTGACTGCTCTAAGAACAAAGGATACAATACATTGCCATCAATTGTTTCTTGTTTGTAAATCTCACAAGCATCTACATTAGGTACACCCGTAAACCCAGTAGCATTAATAATTGTTCGTTTACCAGCTGGTACAGGGTCACTATGCTTAATCCAAATATGTTCTAAATTTTGTTGTTCTAATTCTTTCTTTATCGCTTTACCGATATATCCATGTCCAATAAGTATAATCATTTTAAAAGTTCCGGTGAATGTTGTGGGATACTAACTGTTTCGTCTTTCATGTTTTCTAATTTTGCAACTCTACCACGTAGTTCGCTACTGCTATAGTTATGTTGTCTCTTATGATAGTGCAATTCAATGTCATTGTCAATACAGTATTGCTTTCCGGTGAAATCTCTATTAACATATTCTTCACTTAGAAAACGAATATGAATAGTTTGGGTCATTAACATTTGTAGTAAATCGTATTCGGTTGAGTATACCAAAATTTCATCCACATATTTACATGCCTGCAATTGTACGTACCGTTCATATACACTTTGACATGGTTTGTTTTTAACGCCCGGTCTATCAATCGTGGGGTCAACTTGTAATGCAACTATTAAATAGTCGCACAATTCTTTTTCCATCTTTAACATTGTTACATGTCCGGCATGAAACAAATCAAAACTACTACAATTAAATCCAATTTTCATTTGTGTTCAACTAATCCTGCTTTTATTAATTTCATATATGCTTGCTGTACAACAATAGCCTGACGTTCAGCATCTTCTACCGCTTTGTGACTTGTAACATGTCCACCTGATTGTAACTTAACACCTGCTATTTCCCAAAGTGTTCTAGTATCTCTCATAGTCCAGAAAGGCCAGGGTATTGGATTAGGCTTGTCACTTGTTTGTCGCCATGCATGTTCCATTACAACCAAGTCAAATGGCGCACCATTACTCCAAACAGCACGACGGTTCCAACAAAACTTATAAAGGGTCTCCATGCACTCACTAAATGGTGTGCGTCCTGTGTCTCCCAATGCTTCTTCAAGTGCCTCAGGGCTCTGCTCACTCCACCATCGTAATGTATCTTCATTAATACTCCTATTGTAAATCTCTGTTTGATCCTCAACTGTAGGTCTTAATTCTAATCGTTCAGCAACGCCATTGCCTTTAGGATCAAATCGCACAGCACCAATAGTAAGTATAACACAATCAGGTGTTGTGTTCAAACTTTCAATATCTATCATTACATCATTTGCCATTATGGTACTCTCTTAAAATCTTTGATTTGAGAAAAGCTATTTTTAATATCATCACCTAAATAATTTTTTATATGATAATACACTACTTTGGTGTCAGGGGCAGGGGATAGATGATTTTCCCAAAGTTTTCGGTTATCTTCTATTTTAATCAACCCTTCTTTTACAAAATCTGGCCAGCTATCCATAACTTCTTCAAACTGTGAGAAAGTTTTTATAGAATATGACTTTCTAAAATTTTCTAATTTAGGATAGTTATTGTATGCAGGGTGAGAGGTTCCAATATTCAAGTCAATCCAGAATTCTACTGCAGGGTAAATGTCCTCATTTTTATCATATGAGTCCCTTACGCAACATTGTATATCATAAAAATCACCATCACAAAAATGCTCTATTATCCCAGAGTAAATCAAATCTATTTCATGTGGTTCACAATCACCATTGTCATGGAATTCTTTAAAGACATTCTTACCTTTACGTTTACTATATTCCTCACATAAGTCTTTCATCATATGGGGACCTTTTAAAATTTCAAACAATTCGTGTTTTTTGATTTCTTTCATCATATAAAATTATTGTTTCCAGAGTTCATACATAGTTTTAAATTTGTCATCCCACAGTATGATTGTAACATTTCCTGAGGTTAAAAGAAAGTCCCAACCTACACCTCTTTCCCCGAAATTACGTCTACACCACTTTACAATATCGGTTGGATCTTCTTTTTTCTTTTTACAGTCATATACATATTGTACTTTGTCACCACGACCCATATAAGTACGGTCATGGATCACATAATCAATTTCATCTTCTCTGATTGGTAGTGGTACAAATGTACCTGAAGGTTTCATTATTGCCATTTTAATCCATAATAAGTTGCTAATGATTCTTTGTAAAAGTAAAACAGTACAAAACTAGATTTTGGTGGTCCGTTAAATCTATCCTGTATGCTAGGGTAATATTCAAAATCAAAATCTACACCCTGCACATAACCGGCTGCACGTAATTCACTAGCTTTTTCCATTGTCTTTGCCGCAGATATTTCTAGTCTAAGATTAATCACGATGAAAACTTTATTACAAAAAAAGTAGCCAATTTTTCATCTTCTAATGTTAGAGTCCAAGTACTTGGTTCACTATACCTAGAATAACTCTGACGTTTAGCAACCCATCCCTGTCCACCAATACTATTATGTATGTAGAACATTCTAGGACCTACGTTCTTTACTAGCCATTTCTCCTGTCTCGCAGTTAGACTACCTTTAAGATTAATAGTTATTGCCATCGTAAGTTAATAAATCAAATAATGTAGCGTATTGAGTTTCAGGTTCCATATGAAACCCTTTCCCCCATACCACCCAAACTCTACGGTTGTATAGTTTTTGCCAAGCTAATCGTTTACCCGTGATTGTTTTTTTAGGAAAAATAACAAATGTTTCCCTCCAAGGATAGCAACCTGCACCGTCTTTAATAATCGTATTATACCTCATAACCATCTTAATTTAAACCACATACGATGTTTCTCATCATTGACTCGCCAAACGTCAGTGCCCATCATAGTACCTTGATATTCTATCTCAATGTTATGCTCACTGCACCAATCGTAGAGTTCTTGTCTTTTAGTATAACTTATATCAACATCTATAGTGTCAATAACTCTAACATAATTGCTACCTGCCCATTTCCATTCATGTAAATTAATCATTGAAACCTCAACAGAAACCATTCACAATCTTCCTTGTCTCTAAAAAAAAACTTAGCATTGTTAGCATACCATCTTTCATTTGGTGTCCATACTCCCGGCTTATTTTCTGTGCCGCTAGGTCCAAACGTAGAAACACACCATGCTAGCATATCATTCCATTTTCCGCTAGATACAATCGGAGTTACTTGATA